GCTGGCGACTTGAGTGCCGCTTGTGGCCAACGCTTGGTTGGCGTAGGGCTGCATGGCGCCCAGACCGCTGTTTTGAGTACCTGCTTGAATGTAACCAGCGCCAGCACCAGTGATATTGGTATTAGCGGCGCAACCCAAAATGTTCTGGCCTTGCTGGAAGTTACCTTGTTGGGCGCCAAAGTTATTTCCTACAGCGTTGAATGCTTGAGTTTGAAGGGGTTGAGCGCCAACGAACTGACCGCCACTTGGCCCAGTTTGATTGATGCCCTGCGTAGCAAGGCAAGAAAGGTATTTGTTGTAATAACACGGCGCTGTCGTTGCCGTATTTTGTGAACTTTGCAGGAGGTTGGCCATTTTTTAACCTTTCGCCATTCTGAGGTAATCAAGCGGGCTTTTCGCCTTGGGTGGAATCTTGTTGACAGGCGCAGACCGCTTGTGTTCTCGCAACTCTTCACGCATTTTATCCAGCAACTTCGATCCTGTCTTGTTGTCACCACTACCTAAAGCGCTAACAAATGCAGCCGGTAACACATATTCACCGTCCGCAATCTTAGCGGGAACTGGACTCGCTGGGCCGCCGTGAGCATGATGGGGAATCTGGTTGCGGAAATGCTCAAGCGCTTGAGCGCCTGCTTTGCTAGAACCGTCACCCAACTGGGCCACGGAATCAGCGTCAATCACATAGTCACCGTCGTGAAGCATGGCCGGGATGTCGTCCGACTGCCCAGTGCCCCGTCCAGCCGCGTAATAGCCCGTTTGGCCAGTGATAAATTCTGGGTGATGCCCTTCAGGCGCCTCGGGGTGATAACGCGCTGGAAGGCCTCCTTCGGCCATTCCACCCATGCCAACAACTGGGCCACCCACCAAATAACCACGCAGAGCAGGACTGATGGAGTTGTACAAGTGTTGCAACTGACGTTGTTTGGCGGCTTGAACGTATTTTGCGTCCGATACCAAACCAGTAGATGCAGGCGCTCTCATGGGTGTGGGCTGAAGAGCCTTTTGCGCATCGTTGAACACGCTTTGCATGGTTGGTGTGTTGGCAGAAACCAAGTCATCCACCGCATCCGAAACGCTACCGGCTCCAGCCATGTGAATGAGTCCGCCATGCGCGGCTTGTTGTTCTTGATTGTCGGAATTGTCAACAGGTATTTTGTTTTCTTGTGGAGCCAAAAGTTCTTTTAAACTTGGATCAAGCGTTGAATACAACTCATGCAAAGCGGCCAACTTAGCCATTTTTTCATGTGGGTCAGTTGTCTGCAACACAGATGTGTCGTTATTGAACTTAGGCATCATCGCTTGCGCTTTAGCCTGCTGTTGCGCTTGTTGCAGACCAGTCAATCCAGCCCCTAATCCTTGCAGCGCAGAACTGGTAGAAGCTTGATCGGAAGCAATAGTGGAATTTGTTGCGGCATTAGCAGCCGCCGCAGCTTCAGCAGCTTTTGCAATCTCGTCTTGAGTCTGCGTAGACAAGTCATTGATATTTTGGTTGGTCGTATCCAAACCGGCTTGGGTTTGTTGCTGGTAAGCATCTAGCTGACCTTGCACAGTTGCAATGCCTTGCTCATCCAAATTCTTGACTTGATCAATAGCGTCACCAAAACTGGTGCCCATGTCGGTCAAAGATTTTGCAAGATCAGCCTGATCAGAACTTAGATTCTGGAAATCAGATTGTTGTTGGCCAGACAACTGACCAAAATCAGTTTTTTCTTGGTCAGACAAGTTGGCCACATTTTGGTTGGTCGATGCCAAGGCCTCGTTGGTGGCTTGCTGGTTGGTGTTGATTGTGTTAGTCAAACCACTTGTTGCAGCCTCAAGGTTGCTCTGGCTGGTGGCGGACGCATTATCAATCGCTTGCTGCAAGTTTCCAGTATCTTGGGCTTCTTGTGTTGCTTGTGCTTTTTGAGCATCAGAAAGACCATTAAACGCATCCTGCGTGGCTTGGTCAGATGCCGCTAACTTTTGGTCAAACGTAGAGGACAAGTCGCCAATAGTGGATGTCAGACCAGCTTGAACGGAATTGATGGCATCAGTCAAACTCGTACCTTGAGCCGCCAAAGCCTGAGCTTGTTGTTGTTGTTCCTGTGACAACTGACCAAACTGTTGCTGGGTTTGTGCGTCAGAGTTTTCCAGTTGGCTTTGGAACTGAGATGAGAGACTCGCCAAGCCACTTTGCAGTTGTTGGGAAGATTGTTGAGAGGCTTGGTTAATAGCATCTTGCAGGCTAACGCCTTGCTGTTGAAGCGCTGCCACATCAGATTTTTCTTGCGCTGACATGCCAGACAGTTGGTTTTCCGTCTGTGCTTGGTTGGCAGCAACAGTTCCACTTAGATTGGACAATGCTCCGGTGGTCTGAGCTTGATTGGTATTAACCGTGTTGTTCAATGCGTCAATCGCTGATGTGTTGGCCGCCGTACCTGCCGCGACATTGGAAATTGCTGACGACAAGTTGCCAGTGTCTTGCGCTTCTTTTAGCGCCTGCGCTTGTTGATCGGTCGTCAACTGTGAAAATGCAGCTTTGTCACTTGCAGACAAATTAGCCACAGCTTCATTGGTAGAGGCTAAAGCAGAATTTGTGGTGGCCTGATTTGTGTTGACAGTATTGTTCAACGCATCCAAAGCTGATTTGTTTTCAGCTTGGCCAGACTGCAAGCCAGAAACTTGTCCAGTTAAACTGGATAGGTTGTTCTGCACAATCTGGTTGACCTGATCAGCAGTCATGCCGGGATTGGCGGCCATCGCAGATTGAATGTCGGCCTTTACTTGCGCTTCAGATAAACCGGGGTTAGCCGCCATCTGTTGGGCAACAATGTTCTGAACTTCAGAAGCCGACAAACCAGACGAACCAGAAGATGTTGGGATAGAAAGCGACAAGCCGCCGGTATCACCAGAAGTGTCTGTGTTGTCGTTTGTTGACGTGTCAGTTCCGCTTGTAGATTGAGAATCTGTATTGTCCAGATTTCCAATCGCGCCTAAATCAATTGTCTGGCCGGTTTTTGCAGCAGCCGCTAATTCCGCATCAGTCATTGGAGGTGCACTGCCGGGGACATTGGTCAATCCCGCCGTCATCGGGCCAGCAGGGCCAGCCGCAGTTAAACCGGGGTTAGAGAACACCAGATTGCCATTAGCATCAGTGGTTAGACCAGTTCCAGCCAGTGGATCATTAGAGGCTACTGTGGTTGATGTTGGCAAAGCACCATTTGTCGTATTCAAGAACTGTGTGCCATCAACACCGCCAGCCAACCCTGTCACGGGTAATGCAGCGTCAATTGGGCTTTGGTTGGTGCTACCAGTTCCTACACCTGTGTTTTTATCAGGCGCTGTATAGAACCCGGCCATGTTGCCGGTAGATGTCTCGGTCGGGTTGTTGTTTGTATTGGCATACTGTGAATTCAAAGATGCTAATGTGGACAAGGCAGTAGATGCTAACCCCATTCCAGATGGAGCCTGTCCACCAGAAGCAATAACGCTTGTTCCTGTTTTTACAGCCGCTGCAGCCACTTTAGCGGCGGTAGAAGGATCCAATCCGGCGTTGGTTAGTGCATCAGCCACCGTGCTAGTAGCGCCAGTTGCGGCAGAAGCAACATTCAACCCGCCAGCAATAAGCGACGATGGGCTTACAGTTCCTGTAATAGTATTTGCAAGTGTGCTTGCTGCAAGATTATTTACAGCATTGATGGTTTCTACACTGGTTCCTGCAGGCAATACTGCAGTAATCTCAGGCAATAAATATGGAGCAACAATTGCCGTTACTGCGGGAACAATGACCGATGAACCATTTTTTAAGAAATTACCAAGCGTGTTGTCTTCGACTTTTGTTTGAGAAGTAACTGCGCCCGAATCATCAAAAGTATATACATAACCTCCAGTTATGGCGCTAGTTACATTGCCGTTAGCGTCGTACTGAACATCTTGTCCGGGCGTTTGGTATCCGGTTAATACTGTTGGAGTACCAAACCCTAAAGGATTGCCCGCCAAACTTGCAGCGGAGTGGCCATAAATAGGAACAATAGGCGCGCCAATATTCGCCATGCTTCCAGCGCCGCCATTAGCTGCATATTGGGAAGCTATATTTGCTGCTTGATCCGATGTAAGATCTGAAAACCCAAGTTTTTGCAGATCGGTTTGTGCAGCAGTTGTATCAGTTGCAGCAGGCGTTGTTGCGGCAGGCGTTGTTGCCAAAGCACTTAAACCGCCACCAGTTGTGCTTGGAGCAGGTGCGGGCGTCACCGCAGGTAAAGCACCAGCCGAAGTGGTGGCAGCACCACCAGTAACAATCGGATTGGATAGCGGAGGCGTATATGGGCTGCAACAAAATGCACAGCAATACGCTCTGTTAATTGTAGTTCCGCGCATATTTACCCCGTGATGCTCATAATTCCGCACATAGCTTCTGCCCAACCACGCCAGTCGCTGAACTGACGTGCATCAGGGATGCCCGATTGCGTGAAGTAACCGATGCCGTTTAACCCGTCGACCCAGTCCATCCAATGTTCTTCGTCGACATGCCCAAGCTGATTGGGAGCAAACAACTCCTCCATCAGTTTGCAATAGGTGTCCCAAGTCATTCCGCGGGGATCGTATGTGACCAATTTATTCCCCTTTAAGGATTGCCGGTGCCGCGCACATCGCCTGTGTCGACGCTCAGAATGATCTTGCCCAATTGGTAGTCGCCATTGAACGTGTTCGACTCAAACCGCAACCGCATTTCACGACGTTGTTCACGCATATCAATCTTGAGCGTTGAAGACGTGAAATTGTAAGGGCTAGAGGGCTGGTCGACATCGTCGGCATAACCCTTACCTGTAACAATTACATCCATTTGGCCGTTCTGTACAAAGTCAGGCTCAATACGCTCTAAGCGTGTCCAGTTGTTGTCACCCGGCTGTTGAGTCGATCCAACCAGCCCAGCCAAACCACCAAGGCTTGGTGTCTCAAACATCGAATAGATTGCATCAACATTCGTCAAATAAACCTGATCTGTGCCGGTTTCGTGCTGCCACACTGTGTAACCATTGGCATACAAAGTTGTGGCCCCTACGGCCGTTCCTGTGGGGTTGTTGACGGTGTATGTGCCAGTCCCACCGGTTCCAGTTCCTTGAGCGGTGATAACCATCTGATCTAAGACACCCAGACCTTGCAGAATCTGACCCACAAAAATGGTTCCGTAGTTCATGGCGGTGACCGTCAACGTCGTACCGCTCACCGAGCCTTCAAACGAAACAATCGGAGTGGCGTCCGTGCCGCCCCAAATTGGTTTGGGGAACACTTCGGTAAAGATGCCAGCCGAGCGACGGGCGCCGGGGGCAGAACCAGCGTCATACCATGTCTTCTCACGCACGTTATAGATCACCGCATCGGTGCATTCTGTGGCGTCACCGCGGGGATAGAACCACCAAATTTCACCCCAGCGAGGAACTTTCGTGCACCAGATTTTTTGGCGCTGGCTGAAGTTGACGTTGTCAAAAAACCAGTTGAAGTTTTGCGTGTTTGGTATTTCTTGAACAGTACCGTTGTACATCAAGAACCGGTCAACGCCGCACCAGTAATAGATGCCGTCATACTCAATGACAGAACTGGACGACATGATCGAACTTTGCTGGGTCAATAAGTCATAGCGCCAGTAGAGCGTAGACGTTCCCACGTTTTGGGGCGCATAGGACACACGGATAACCGAATCCAGCGACCAAAACAGCCCAGAGGGTGATGTAGTCCCGCCACGAACTGGAAGCCCCTTCACGATCTTTGTGGCGGCCACGTTGTTGGCGTTTGAGTCAGCACTTGTCCAGTTGGTAAAGTCGCCAGCCGCACAGTTTTGGATCAACCCGTTGTTGCCGTACACGAACAAATAGGGATAAAGCATCACAACACCGCCGGACACGGAGATGTTGTTGTCAAAGGTCAATGTCACCGTGCCGGATGCGGTGGCGGCGTTGTTCAAAGTTGCCGTCCAGACACCGGCTACAGTGTTGGCAGACACCACATAAGTGTTGGCAGGGATACCAGTTCCGGTGACGGTCACACCCGCCCCAATCCCAGAGATGGTGGTAGCGAACGTGACTGTCTTTTGTGTTGCAGTCGTTGTCCCTGCGGCCGTAAAAACACCGACGGGCGCTAGAGTTGTACCAGTAAACGGCCCGAACAAAGGACGTGTATTGACGGTGCTTGAGATGAAGTTCAGATTCTGTCCGGGGTGAGCAATTAACTGAAGAGCATTACCACCAGTTGAGTCCCAGCCAATGTCGAACTGCCACAAGTTATTGGCGTTTGGGGTGAACGATGAACTCAAGGAGAAAGGTGTTGGCCCAGTACCAATGGCCGTCACGTTGTTGGTGACCCATTGTTGAATGCCCGCGCTATAGCCCGAGATGATGTAGTTGAGGCCGTTTGAGGCGCTCATGGTAAGACCACGAGAGATGCCTGAAGCGTTCAAAAAGGCGCCGGAGTAGCCACCAATTTTTCTGGGCAAGCCACGCTGGAAACGCACCCACTCACCGTCGACATAGGACGGCGCAGCAAATTGAGTTCCATCCCGCTGTATACCCGGCGGGATTTGTAGGGCTATGACTTTAGATGTCAAAACGAACCCCCGCTGATGCCACTCAATACAGTCAATCCAGTTGAACTGAAGTAAGCCTGCTCAGAGCCGTTGATTGTGATACCCACTTGGTTTGAGTTGGGCAGATACAAACCAGTTGTCAGGTTACCCACAAAGTTCAGCGAGGGGTTAGTCGATGATCCCACGCTCAAGGTCAGCGAGGTGACGTTGTTGGACACAGTCGAAACAGCGTAGACGTTCGTGCCATCGCACACCATAGCAACGGTTGAGCCGTTGGGGATAGTTGTTGTTGCACCACCGCCAACGCTTGTCTTAAAGGTCAGCGTGTATGAACCAGTTGTGTTGTTGGTGATGACGTAAAACTGAACCGTGGAAGGAACAACCACGTTCGTGTTTTGACTCAGAACACCAGAGTATTCTTGCAGGGTGTACGAGGCTTGGCTTGATGTCAACGTAATCGTTGCGCCAGCGCCGGTCACTGAGATTTGTTCTTGCGTGAAGTTGAACAGGGTGCTCTGGCCATAACCCCAAGAACTGAAGCCAGTTGAACCGTCAGACACCAGAGCAAACGACTCGCCGATCTGCAATTGAACGGAAGTGTTTGTAACGTCAATCGTATCGGTGCCAGAAGTTTGAACCGTCAAGATGCCGGTGCCGTTGTTCTTGATGATGGTGAACCAATTCATGCCCACCACAGAAGCCGCGGGCAACGTGATCGTGCCAGCACCACCGCGCCACACAGACAACTGTGACTGAGCGTTTGCGCTCAGGGTAGAACTGGAGTAGTAACTGGTGATGGGTGTGATGGTGTTCAGCGTTGCGCCCAGAGCCTCTAAGCCATATCCAGCCAACTGTGAGGCGTTGGCGGATGACGTACCAGCACCCAACTGAACCTCAGTCCATGTGCCGTTTACGGTTGAGTTGTTTGTCAGCCAGATGTAGTACGCAATCCCGGAGGCTACAGACACAATGGTGTTGCCAGAAGTGTCAGCCACCGTGAATGAGTTCGAACCCACGTTGCGCACGATGATGGCTTGGCCGGTCGACACCTGAGTAGCGGGGGGCAACTCCAAGAGCAAAGCATTGGCGGTGATTGTCTCAGCCGTGCCGATAGTTTGCGAGATGCTGATGGTGTATGTGCCTGTGCCGCCAGAACCGCTACCAAGGGCTGTAATGGTCGTTCCTGAAGCGATATTCGTTCCGGTGATCACTTGACCCACGGCAATCGTTCCAGAGGTCACAGAGGTCACAGTCAACGTCACGCCTGAGATTGTTCCGCGGAAAACCGCACCGCCGATGGTGGCAGTCACGTCAATGATGTTGGCCGAAACAACCGTGTTGTTGCCGTTGATGGGCCACGACAAGGGCGTGTTAGCGCTAATTGTCAGCGACTCGTAAGAGACTTGGCTCGGTGAAATCGTCTGGCCAGTAAATGGCGATGTATATGTGGTCATGGTTTGCCTTAACTGTCAACAGCCACCGCAGAACGGTCGCCAACGCGGGATACGTCTTCGGTCTTGAGGGCGTTCAATGCTTCGGTAAACATCTGACTCCACAGAGCCAGTCGAGCATCGTTCTTCAAGAATGGGGCTGTTTGTTTCAATGTGCCAAACAGCATGGCATTGGGTGCATTCTGCGTGAGCCAGTTGGTTTGGTTGTTTGAGTCCAGAGGCTGGAGTCGGGTGTAGCACAAAGCCTCAAAGC